TGGCGAAGACGGATGCGAACGGGCGTTGTATTTCGTGGTCAACAAAGACAACGACGACATCTACACCGAGCGCATTGAGTTCGACGCCAAGGAGGCGCAGGCGATCATTGACAAGGCCGTGGCTATCATTGCAAGCGTTGAGCCGCCGATTGGCGTGTCCACCGACCCAACGTGGTTTGAGTGCAAGTTCTGCGATTACCAGGCGATATGCCATGGCACAGATGTGCCCGCCCCTACCTGCCGGTCATGTTTGCATGTCACGCCGGAGATGGATGGCGAGGGCCGTTGGTCTTGCGCCTCGCACGGCAAAGACCTGACGGTTGATGAACAGCGTGTCGGTTGTGCCAACCACCGATACATTCCCATTTTGCTGGCGAAAACAGCCAAACCCATTGACAGTACAGACCACGACGGCGTTGTCTACCAGATGCCTGATGGCCAATGCTTTGTCAACGGCGACCCGGACAAGAACCCCGACCACATCAGCAGCCAAGAATTGCACGTCTGCGCCGACAAAACCATGATGGTGGACGAACAATGCCTAGAACTGCGCAAACAATATTCAGGAAGGTTTGTAGGATGAACGCCCCCCCAATTCAAGACATCACCCTGCGTGATTACTTTGCCGCAGCGGCAATGACAGGCCTTGGAGCAAATTCAAAACATGTCAACATGACAGATAAAGAAATTGCAAAATGGGCTTATAACCAAGCCGACGCCATGATCGAGGAGCGTGACCGTGAAACTGCGTGACTATCAGTCGCGTGCGGTGGCCGACCTGTTCGATTGGTGGACAAAGCATAACGCAGAGGCTGATATACCACTTTTGGTATTGCCCACCGCCGCAGGCAAGTCGGTGATCTGCGCCGAAATTGTCCGGCAGATGTGGCAAGAATGGCCGGACTTTCACCCCCGCACGGTGGTGTTGGTTCCGTCCAAAGAATTGGCCGAGCAAAACGCCGCCAAACTGCGTGCTTTACTGCCCCACACCATTAGCGTGGGGTTTGTGAGCGCGAGCCTGGGCACCAAGAAGTACAACGCTGATGTGATTGTGGCCACCATTGGCAGCATCCACAAGGCCGCGCACCTGCTTGGCAACATCAAGGCCGTTATCATAGATGAGGCTCATCTGGTGAGCCAGAAGGCCGGGGACGCGGGCATGTACCGCACATTTTTGTCCAAGTTGGGCGAACTGTGCGAGTTCCGAACCGTGGGCATGACGGCCACGCCCTTCCGTGGCAATCAGGTTTGGCTGACTGACGGCGACGATCCGCTGTTCACCGGCATCGCAAGCCGGGTGTCCATGCGGGAACTATTGGACGCCAAATACATTGCGCCGCTGGTTCCGCCGCCCCAGGCAATTGAAACTCGGATTGACGCGAGCCACGTTGGCATCTCCAACGGCGACTACAAAATTGGCGAACTATCCCGCGAGGTCGAAAAGTATCTCGCCAAGGTAGCCCTAGAAGCTACCAGAATTGCCTCAGAGCGCCGCAAATGGATTGCCTTTACGCCGAGTGTCGCCAACGCCGAAAGCCTTGCAGACAAGCTGAATTCCATGGGCATTGTCAGCGCCGTTGTGTGCGGTGAGACACCCAAGCAGGAGCGCGAAGACCTGATTCGGCAATTCAAGAACCACCAGATTCATTGCTTGGTTACCGTGTTGGCGTTGTCGGTTGGGTTTGACGTGCCGGACGTTGACTGCATCATCTGGTGCCGCCCCACCAAATCGCCGGTACTGTATGTCCAGGGCATGGGCCGTGGCACCCGGATTGCCCCCGGCAAGACGGATTGTTTGGTGCTGGACTTCACCGATACCGTGGAACGCCTTGGGCCGGTGGACACCATCCAGGGGCGGGCAAAAAAGAAGTCCGGCAATCAGGAAGCGCCGTACAGTATTTGCCCCGACTGCGGTGAACGCAACGCCCCTGCGGCCTTGGTGTGCGTCCATTGTGGCGCAACGATCAGGGAAGAAGAGGCCAAGCCTTTGGATGCCAAGGTGTCGTATGCCGCCCTGCTATCTAGCCAAACCACGGTGTCTGAACTGGTATGGCGCGACGTGAGCCGGGTGGACTACAAACTGCACCGAAAGCCTGGTAAGCCTGACTCCATGCGCGTGGATTACTACGAGGGCATTTTGCGCGTGGCAAGTGAATGGGTCTGTTTTGAACATACCGGGTATGCCAGACAGAAGGCAGAGCAATGGTGGGCACGCAGGGCAAAAAAATTGGCACCGGAAAACACCGAGGGCGCAATTGATTGGCTGAACTTCCACGAAATTGAAGAACCCATTCGGATTGCAACACGCAAAAACGGAAAGTACACCGAGGTAAAAGACTATGAATTTGACCGAACTCAAAGCCATCAAAACCTATTTGGAAGAACAAACCAAACGAATCAATTCAATCCAGATGAATTGCCTGCATTGCAACAAATATCAGTCCGGCGTTTGCCAGCAATTTGAGGCAGCGCCCCCCGCCGACTGGATGCGCGGCACGGTGGACTGTGAACATTGGTCGTGGGACGAAATACCCTTTTGAACTGGAGAAAATTTATGACCCCAGAAGACGAAGAATTTGAAGCCATAGACAAGGCGCAGGGTTGGCGCAAACGTCAGTTGGCCAATCAAGCTGACGTAGACCCATACACCAATCGGGTTCGCAATTGCGCCATTGAAGAGGTTGCACGAGCCGTGGAACAGTTCTCGTGTTCGTTTGGCCCGGACACCGTGGCTAGTTTCGCCATCTACATCAGGGGTCTAAAAAGATGACAATGGATGAAATTATCACAGCCTTCAAGGTTGCTGGAATGGATGAGTTATATCTTGACGCGGTTCGACTTGCGTATATCGCTGGCTACCGATCAACGCATACTTGGTTTGGATTGACCAAAAACGAAATGGAAACTCTAAGTTATGAAGCCCAAGGCAACACATTGACAGCAGTTGAACTTGCCGAAGCCAAACTCAAGGAGAAGAACACATGAGCATCGAAGCAATGAAACAGGCGCTGGAGGCGTTGGATGCCTATTCATGGGAGCAAGTGGACTCAGCAAGAGCCGCCCTACGCCAAGCCATAGAGCAGGCTGAAAAGCAAGAGCCGGTGGCGTGGATTGAACACGAATGGAGTGGCACAGGACTTCGCCATCTTCATTTTGAGCGCCATGAAGCAAGTCTGCGTGATGAAGTGGTTAACCCAATTTGGACACCCCTCTACACCACCCCACAACCACAGCAGGAGCCGGTGGCGTGGCAGGACACTCGAAAAACTTGGGTGGATGTTCCTTTGAAAAATGTTTTGAAGGAAAAGCGTGAATGGGATGGGCTGACGGATGAGGATATTGAGCAAAGCTACGAAAAAACTGGGCACTATCAGACGCTACGACCACAAGACAGGTTTGCCGTGTTTGCATTAGCAAGAGCCATCGAAGCCAAATTCAAGGAGAAGAACACTTGATTTTTGAAACCTGGAGCCAAGAAAACCTAGCGTCGTTCGCCAAGGAGGCGTATGACCGAATCAATCAATTGCAAGATGAAATCGACCAACTTAAACAGGAGAAAAAAGATGCACTCAATGGTTATCGAGCAGTTCTTAGACTACTTCAAAACGCCGACAACGCAGGCGCTAATCGCCAGAGAACTGGAGGAGGCCAAGCGTAGATTGTTAGAAGCGCAATCAGCGCGTGAATACGCTGATGCCATGTGCAAGTACCACGAAAACCGAATCAAGCGCCTATCACAATGAAAGCACATCATTCAATAATTCGCGCCCTGTTGCGCGAGTATGACGACGGATTGAACGTGGCGCAGATTGCCAAGCGTTTGAACATCTCAGCCGACTCAATCCGGCACGCGCTCAGTAAGATGCCAGACGCCTACATTGACCGTTGGGAAGGGCCAAACCATGGCCAATACGCATCGGTTTGGTGTGCGGTGGAAGTGCCGGAAGACTGTCCGAAACCATCAAAGATGAATTCAGACTCCTGATTTATCCATAAACAGGGCGTATTCGTCCAGCCGGCGGTTTTGCAATCCTTTTAGGATTTTGCCGCCGGCCATACAGTATTTCAGTAACTCTTGCGCAGCGCCCTCTTTATCGCCACGATTGAGTTTCTGACGAAGCGTCGAACGCTGGAGTGTTCCCAGGCCGACATTAAAAGCAAAAGACACAAGACCATCAAACATGCCTTGGGTGAGAGGTACTGTAATGTATTGCCCCACTCCACGTTCAAACCTAGCAAGGTCGCTTCGGAGAATCCCATCGACTTCATCCATAGAAAACACCCGGTCATCCTCCGGGCGTAGGGGCACAGACATCCGGTCATCCAGTTTCAGCTTGCCTTGCTCTGGGTACAAAACATGGCCAACGCCAATCGTCCAAAGTTTTGCCGGGCAACGATAAGCCTTTTGCCGCACCCCCTCGTGGTGCTTAATCATGGCAATCGCTTTGGGGCTGACGTTCATGCGTACAAATCCACCTTGGTCGGAGTCAAAACGCGAGCAATCTTACGTTGTTTCATTGCGGCGTCGTCGTGTTGATGGTTAATCTTTTCGACGATCTTGCCCAACTGTTCTATCTGCCGTTTGTACTCATACAACCGGCATTGCTGTTGTTGTGCCTGGTTGATTTTCATTTGCCAAACGCCCGACCACCAAAGTGAAACGCAATGATGCTGGCGAACAACGCCTGGGTATCGTTGTCCCACAACTGCTCGGCCATATCGTTGAACGGCACATTGTTGGCAATGCCGTGCCATGCCAACGCGGCGTCGATGGCAACCAGCAGAAAAAAGAAACCATAGGTGATAACTGGGCGCACGCTTGCACGCAGGTTTTTCATCCATTGGCTAGTGCCTTCGTTTAGCGCCGTGTCATGGGCATAGACGGCTTGCATTTCGGCCACCTGTGCATTGACTAGGTTTTGCCTGTCAGCCGACTTCGTTTCGATTTCTAATTGTTGGGTGTGAATGTTCTCGACGCGTTCTTGCGCCTCAAACCCCAATTTGCGCATCTCCAGTTCACGTTGAATCTGTAGTTGGGCCAAGGCCATCTCGTGCTTTTTGTCGGCACGGTCTTGGAAAAAGTCCATCAACTTGGGCAGACCGCCCATCAGGAACGAAATAAGGGTGGATAGAAGTGTCAGCATGGTTATTCCTTTCCTAGAGGCTTGTTTTTAATCTTGGTGTCCACCGATAGCTTTTCTTCAATTATGGCAATGTGCATACGATTGGTGTGAATCTGGTCGCGGTTGGTCTGAATCTCTTTTTCCAAGTCCTGACGCAGCTTCTCGCGGGCTAACTCGGCCCCGCTATTGGGGGCTTGTCGGTTGTCGCTGGTCACCACAAGGCTGATCTTGCTGTTCAAAACAGTCACCTCATGCGACAGGCTGGACAGCGCCGACATCAGGTAAACCAAACAGGAGAACAGAAGCGGCAGCAAAGCAAACGTGATTTTTTCAATCAGCGCGCCCTTTGTCTCCATGGCCATGATCTTTTCTTCGCTCATCTCCACAATCCTTTTGAAATGCCCCATTGGACTAGCCAATACATCGCCAGACCAAACGCGGCAATAATTGCCCCCGCAAGTTGCATGTCTTGTATGAACGCCTTGCGATCAGCGGCATTGGTGGCGTCGATTATCTTTTGCTTGACGGCCTCGGCTTCTTCGTGCGCAATCTCTTTGCGCATGTTTTCTCTGACCGCAACCATGTCAGTCCAAATTTGCCCCAGACCAGACCACACCAACAATTCATACAACTCGTATTCTTGGCGTTCTAGTTCCCTGCGCTTTAAGACGACATCCATCGCCTCTGCGGTCAATTCGGCATCTGTCTTTTTGGGCTTGACCCCGTTGGCCTTGTCCCATAGCGCCTCGCGCTTTTCTCGTTCTTTGGCGGCTTCAGCCTTTTCAATGACCGCCTTTTTGTCAAAGTAGTCAACAATCGACTTGGTTATCTCGTTGGCATCTTTTCCTAACTTAATAACCTCTTTAATGGTTGCAACCGCCGCCTTGGCCCCAGCAAACGCAAGACCAATCGAAACGGGATCAACCATTTTATTTGTCGGCTTTGCCGTCCAGCTTGTCGAAAATGCGCCCCAACATTTCGCGGATGTCTTTGAGGTCGTTGCGGTAATCGTCACGGGCAACATACTGTGTCGGCATGGCGCGCACGTCGTTATCCAAGCGGTCAATCGCCATGTAGATGCGGTTCAGCGTCCACCCGCCAAAGAAACCAGCGACTGCCACGGCAATGTTGAAAAGAATTTGGTAGTCCATGATTTATGGCAACAATGAATTTCTGCTTGATTGCTTGGGGGCCAATTGGTTTGGTTGCTCCAACGCCTTTTCCACCCTCTTGGAAACCTCACGGGTTCTTGCGGCAGTTGCGGCGGTGCTTGCGCCTGGGACGCGGATGGCTTGCAACGCCTCTAGGCCACGCAGAACAGGGCCGGACGTGTTGCTGAAGTTCACCGCACCAGGTTCTTTGACCACCACATCTTTGATGGCATCGCGCAAGTCCAGAATCTGGTCACGGCCAGTTTTGCCAAACATGTACGACAGTTTGTCTTCTGCATCAAGTTGATTGATCAGCGTGTTCAGGTTTTTGAACGACAACTGATCGCCCTTGGTCAGCATCTCTTTCATGTGTTGCAGGGTCTGACCTTGCAATTCGGCGTAAGCCTGCCGGCCTTCGGGGCCAGCTTTCTTGAGCAGGCTGGTGACGGTTCGCATCTCTTCCAGCGAACCATCTAGCACCACATGCTTGAAAACGTCATCAAGCGCCACCCGGCGGTCAGAATAATTGCCCTTGGTAGTCAGCAACTTATCCACGCGGGACACGTCTTCAAACTCTTTGGCCAATTGCCGTCTAGCCGTGCGTGCGGCTTGGTACAACTCACCGCCAGCGCCCTCGCCCATGTCGGTAATAAGTTGTTTCAACTTGCCGGCGTTTGCCGAACCTTGGACTTGGCCAATCTGCTGGTAAATGTCTTCCAACGCACGGATGGTGATTGCGCCAGTTTTGTTGGGGTCGTTCATGCGCAATGACTCGGCCACCGAATCCAGAATCGGATCAAGTTTCTGTCGTTGCGTCGGGGTCTTGCTTTCAATGAAATCTAGCAACGACTGATACGGCACCTGTTGCAATGTCTCACCAGACTCGTCGGCGGTTTTATACAACGACTTGTACGCATTAAATTTTTTGGTGTACTCGTCGTTCAATGCCTTATCGACAATTTTCCCAACCTGACGCACCTGGGTGGGATCGGCAACCTCCGCCCCAACCTCGCTCGTCATGCGCTCAAAGTTGTTCACAATGTCTTGCTTTTGGCCGGCCTTGAAGTTGCGCATCTGCTCGGCCAACTTCGTTTTGGCGTCTTCCGAAATGCCGGTGATTACGCCACGCTGAACCTCTGCCTCAAACTGTTGTTGCGCCAAGTTCTTGGTGCGCTCGCCAGAAGTTGCACGAATGCCCAAATCGGCTAGGCGTTGTTGACGCAACAGGTCTTCGGCGGTGCTTGCCGCCCCCATACCCATCATGTCGGGCTGTTGCTCTCTTGCCAATACATTGGTCACGGCGTTACGCACGGGCGTGGCCATCTGGTTGATCACAGGCCGAGCCGCCGCCCCTGCCTGCGTCATTACTGCGGGAGCCAAGGCATTGAGCGTTGCGCCAGTTGAGCCAAGGGTAGGAGGCAGGGCACCAGTAAATGGGGCCAATACATCGCCCACCGTGCCCATAATTTCTCTGGACGTTTGGGTGCGCGGCTGATAGAACTGCCCTTGCACTTTCTTGGCCATCGCCTCGCCGGCGGCACGAGCCTGCGCAGACCCTTGCGGGGCGGGATTGGTCAACTCGCCATAAACGGCAGCAATCGGCGCGGCAACGCCGGAGGCCACGCTACCGGCCAAAACCGCAGGCAGTTCCACAACGCCCATGATTCGATCTTGCATCGAAACCGCAGGCGCGGCTTTGCCGGTGACGACATTCTCAGCGCCAGGAATTTCGGCGGCAGGCCCAAGACCAATGGACTTATAAAAATCCGTTTTGGGCATCTTTGAATAGAATTTTTCATACAATGAATCAGCCAATTTGACATCTGGCACGTCATCATATTGGGGATACTGCGCACGAAATTCTGCAAGTGTGGCCATTTATCTGACTCCAAGTCCTAATGGATCGTTTTCATTGCCGCCAGATTTTTCAATGTAACTTTGACCTTGTTTGGTCGTTGAAATTTTCATGCCTTCAATTGCGCGTTTTCTAGCTTCTGCTTTTTGTCGCACAACAGATTGGTCTTCTCCAATCAAAGGGAAAAATTCTTTGATTGTGTTTGCAACTTCACTTGGCCCAAACGAAGCACCTGATGTTGCACGCAAGTAAGCTGTTGCAAACGCAACCTGCGCCTGACCCAACTTCTGTTGATTAACATTTGGCCCCAAAATAGATGTCGGGTCTTGCCTGAACAATGCTTCAATAGAACTTGCGGCATTTTCACCAGAACCAAGCAATTGAGGGCTTAACCTGGCAAGACCTTGCAACACCGAAACAGCAACTGGAGCAGTTGTTGTTCCTTCTTTTTCTACCTTGGTAATGATGTTGTTTGCTTGGTTCATGGCACCGCCAAACATGGCGGACTTGCTTTGACCTTCTGTCATTGCAGTACCTTTGCCGGTCAACTGTTTGGGCGGTGCGCCCTCCGCAGGTGCCGCAGGTGCCACAGGCGCACCATCCGGAGCAGGCATACGAGCGCCGGGGATACCGCCGCCAGCGGCAGGAGCCGCAGGAGCAGGTGCAACCGCCGCGCCACCAATCGTGACAGGTACTGCTTGCAGGGTTTGCTTGTTGATACCGTAAAAATTGCCGTCGGCATCTTCTTTAAGTTCGTAGCCTGGGTTTGCCTTTTCCCATGCAAACTTGGCTTGGTCGAATGCCAAACGAGCTTTTGCATTTTTGTCTGCAAAGGTTTCGGTTTTGGTGAACTCACTACCCGGCACAACAGTTGCAGCGCCGCCAAGACCTGGACGGGAAATCAAACGGCCACCAGCGCCGGTGTCTTGGGGGGTGACGCTTGGTTTGTTAAGTTCAATAAATCTGTCAGCACCAAGTTTGGACTGATTGACCAAATCTGAAAACGCTTGCGGCCCCATTTTGACGGCGTTTGCAACGCGTTCACGAGTTTGATCTATAGACAGGCCGCGTTTTGCAAACAACGGCCCCAAGATTGGATCGTTGTGATTGGCCTCGGCCCATGCAAGATACTGAGCAGGCGCGTTGGGATTGCTTGGATCAAGATTATCCAAAAAGCCACGCGACTGTTTTAGCTTGATGTCTTGCATGTCAATCAAGGCTTTTTGACCTTCACGCGTTGCTTTTACAAAATCGGAATAACCTTTGATGTCGCCCGACTTAAGTAGCGCGTTGCCAATCGCCGTTTCATCCGTGCCGGCCTGCGCTAGCGCATTCATGCGGGCAATGTCGCGTGCCTCGGTGCGTTGAGCCGCACCTAGTTGATACTGCGCCAACGCATCTTGGTTCTGATAATTTTGCAGTTGCGCAATTTGCGCGTATTGCGCCAACGGGTTGGCGACTTCCATTGGCCGAATGCCAAGAGCAATATTCGGATCAAGTGCCATGATTATTCCTTACGGTGCCCAAGTGCCGCCCATAGACCAATCACTACCAACTGCGTAGGACGGTGCAACTGTTGGCATGGTGTTAGAACCATAGTTTCCGCCATAGTTTCCGCCGTAGCCTGCCCTGTTTTGATTTAGGGCGTTAACCAAATTGTTGCCTTGGTTATAGTTCAAATAAGTACCCAACCCGCTATTGATTGCGTTGGCTGTCCCGACCTGTCCAGCCGCCTGCGCTGCCGCACCGCTGGTCATCAAATTGCCAACGCTATTGGCGTAGTTGGCACCTGTAGTTCCTAGCGTATTTGCGGCGCTTTGGCCGACACCGGCCAACGATTGCAAGGGTTGCAACTGTGCGGCGCGTTCAGCTTGGTAACGATTGAATGCGTTTTGGTATTCTTGCGATCCCATTTGTTGGCCATAGCGCAACAGATTTTTGCCGGTAGCGCCAGACAATAGCCCGCCCCTAGCGGCGGCGGAACGCTCAAGCGCCTTCATGCCTTCATCCAAGCGGAACCCGTAGCCTGGGTCGGCCTCAAACTTGGACATGTCGAACTTTTGATAGTCCGTCAATGGAATCAGTTTGTTAAGCGCAGTTTTGCCTGCCTCCAGCCAAGGCATTTGGTCTTGGCGGGTTTGCTCATACTGCGCGTTTTGAACGTCAGTTGCGCGGTTTGCTGCATCTGCTTGTTTGCTTGCGGCGCTACTTGATGCTTTTGCACCAACTAGACTACTGACCGCAACGGCCCCTGCTACCCATCCAGACATGGCAATTCTCCTTGTAACACGAGGCCAAAATTGACCCGCATTGACGCCCTGTAATCAACTAACAATTCTTCGTCTGCGCTTATTTTACGCACGGCGACGGCATAAATGTCATCACCAACTTTCTCAGGCTTGACGTTGCAATGCAATGAATGATTGATGAATCGGCCACCGGGGGTGCGCTTACCGTCCAACCGGCCAGGGCAAACAATTTCACCCACTTCAAAATCACGAGTTGCAAACAACCCCTTACCGTGGATTGGCGAGTCTCGCAATTCGACATCAACGCCTGCCGGCATTTCCGTCAGGTCTGCCTCAATCTGGACAATCCTGTCCATTTCATCTTGAGTCATGCCAATCTGGTGTAGAAACGCCCCATAGTCTATGCGCGCCTTTTGCACCTCAGTCCGACTATCGGCCAATCCACACTCAGGCACCACATACAGGCGGTCTTCCAAAACAGCCAAGTCGGTGCAATCATCGGGGTTGTCATAGATGTCAACCCAGACAACTTCTTCCTCAAACACCCGCCCGGCGCGTTGCATTCCGGCTTTGGCGTCAAACTCACAAGGGGCGGTCAAGACTTTGATTCCATCATCTGTATTGACCGCAATTGTGCCCTTTTCCAGCCGAACGCGATAGGGGGTTTTATGCTCCGCCCCGGTCAAGACCACCCAGGCGGGGATTGTTATTTTGCGTTCGTACTTGCCAGGCGTGAAGATATGCTCGGTCACAATGTTGGCTTGGGGCATCTTCAACAGTTCGGCTTCCAACGCCTGCACCTTGCCCGTAATGGACAAGGTTAAGCCGGATTGCTGAACTTCAGCCAATTCCATCATGCACCCAACAGCGCGGCCACGTCGGGGTTGGCGGCGAGAAAGTCTTTTAGCTTGGTCACGGGTTCAACTGGTTCAGGCGCTGGAGTGGCGGCGTCCTGTTCTGCGCGGATTGCACCAGCCTCTTCGTCGGTAATTTGGATGCTACCTTCAGGCAGCATGTACTCAAACGCCGTGTCGTCAAGAAAATGCAGTTGGTTGCCGGTATCTTTGTAATATGGCATGTTAAACCCTTATCAACGAATTTCTGACCAAATGGCCAAGGTAATACCGCCGGTGTTTGCAACCGAGTAAGAACCGCCAGCAGGAATAACAAAAGACGCGCTGTAAGACACCGACGAGTAGCCGGTAACATAACCAATCGCAACACCGTTGACGGTTATGGTTCCAAAGTTGCCGGTGCCAGCCGTGTTTCCGTTTACGGACACAAAAGCAAAAATCGGTCGGCCCGTGGTGTTGTAGTAAGTGGTTCCAAGGGCGCGAGAACCAGTAACAATTTGCCATGTTTGCCCAAAACCCAGCGACATCATTGAGCCAAGTTGTGGGACGCCGCCGCCAATGACGTTTGGGGCGGTGAGGTAAGAGCCTGCGGTAGCCTGGGTGCTGTCGATAAAACCGACAACGCGGAACGGACTGTTCGCCGCCACCAATGAAGCAGAATAAATGATGCTAGACGACGTAGAAACAGCCGAGATTGTGGTCGGACTAATTAACGTGTTTTCGTCAATGTTGGTGCCACCAGTTAGGTTGGTAACGCACAAAACCGGCGTGCCGGAGTTGTATGCCAACAAGATTGCCAAACGCGCCGTAACGGCGTTGGTGGTTCCTAGGGTTGCGCCGCTTGGGATTGTGATACTTCTGCTTGAACTCAACGTGACCGTGTTAAGGCCACCGGCGCTAAGTGCAGTTGCGCGGAACGTGGCCGTGCAGGGGTTCAGCGTAATTGTCATTGCGCCGGCAGAAAGAACCGGCGTTGCAATTGAGAAAATTTGCGGGGCCGCAGCGTTATCGCTGAAGGTCAACCCAGAGTCAGAAATAGAAGCGGCCATGGATTAACCCTCGTACATGATGTTGACGCTACCGGCGTCGAAGGCGTCGGTGCCTGCGACCGTGGTCAGTCTCAAACGGTCAAGCGTTCCAGCCAAAGCAATTTGGCCCGCTGCCGGAGCGCCAAAAGAAGGTGATTGATACCCAACGCCTTGCAAAATCCAAGTGTTGCTACCAAACAAGTTGATCGTATATGCACCATATTGGTTTAATGCCGCACTAACTGCTTGAGTGATCAAAAAACCAGCGGTGCTAGTCCCCAATGTTGCGTTTGTAAACGCCATGCTGTTGTAACCGCTGGTTGTAATACTACCGGCACCAACTTGCGCCAATAACGCAGACGTGCCGTTTGTACTAACGCCGTTCAACATTAGCGTGATACGTTTTACCCAAGATGGGATGCCGGTGAAATCAATGTTAGTGCCAGACGTGGTGGCTTGCGCAGTTGCCAACGTCAAAGCGCCGCCAGTAATTTGGCTGAAAGTCGCACCGCCGGCTGACGACAATGCAATGGCGTTGACCTTAGAACCTGCGGGGCCGGTCTGAATGTTCAGCGCGCCATCGCTTGCCGCCGTCTGAACCAAGCCCGTTGTGGCATCGCCTGCTGTGATTAGTGTTGGCATTGTTTAGCCCTCGTACATAATGTTGACCGAGCCGGCGTCGAAGGTGTCGGTGCCGCCAACGGTGGTAAGGCGCAATCTATCTAGCGTGCCAGAAAGAGTAACGTTTCCTGCGCACGCAGATGTAATGTTTGCAGTTACTTGGTAAACACTAGCCGATTCGACCCAAATATTTGATCCAACCAAAACTATAGACATGGTTCCAATTCGACTAACAGCCGCAAGAGCGACGTTGGTTGGGTCTGTAATAAAACCTGTTGTCGAGGTAGTAAAAGTGCCCGCAGTAGTGCCATAGCTTGCCAAACTAACGTAACCAGTTGTAGTAACGCTACCTGCACCAATCTGAACCTGCACAGAACTTGTTCCAGAAGTACTTACTCCGTTAAACATTACGGTAATCCGTTTCACCCAGTTTGGAATGCTGGTGAAATCAATCGAGGTGCCGGAGGTGGTGTTCTGTGCGGTAGACAACACCATGCGGGGCATGGCCACACCGCCATAGGTTTGAATGGCGGCGTCGTCTGTACCCGTGTTAGTTACACCGGCGGTTGTAACGCCCGTGGTTCCGTTAATAACAACTGGCATGTTCGTTTCCTTACAGAATGACCCACTTGCAACCAGTAGGCACGGTGACAACAACACCCGCATTGATGGTGATTGGCCCGGTGCTCATGGCGCTGTTTGTCGTTGGAATGGTGTAACTTGTCGTTACGGTTCGATTGTTTTCAATGAAAACGGCGTCCGACCCGCCACCAGTTGCACCGCCGCCAATGCCACTCCATACGGAACCATTGTAGCCCTCAAACTTGGCTGTGTCAGTATTCAGTCGAACCAAACCTGCAATCGGCGTTGCCGGCCTTGTGGCCGTTGAACCGGCAATAACCGCAGGGGCAATTTGGCTTGCGTTGGCTGAAAGCTGGAACCGAACGCCGTCATACTCAATGGTGACTAACGAGCCGACAATCAATTGCCCCGGCACCAAAGGAGTGACCGCGTTGAACACAATTTCTTTTGCGCCCAGTCCATCCACGTCAATTGTGACCGGGCCGGTGTTGGTGTTGACCACGGCAAAACTGAGCGTCATGCCGTTAACGTAGGCAATATTGGCCGGCGTGGAAGTGCCCAGAAGCGCGTTTGTTCCCGTGACCGTGATCAGATTGTTGAAAATGGTCGGGTCATTGATCGACGGAATGTTGTCGTAAGTACCAATTGTTACGTTGTCTGAATCCTTTAGTACAAACTTATACAGTACACCAGTTCCGACCCAGACTTCATACGGAGTGCGGCCACCGGCATCCAACACAATTGGGTTCGTGTTGGCGATATTCCCCGCCGGCGTGGTGTAGGTGGTTGCCGGTGTGGTCGTGCCGGCAAGGTAGGTGTACAACAGTCCACCAGCCAACGGCGTGCCGTTGTCGTCGAAGAACTGAGCGCCAGCGCCGGCAAATAATGAAATGCTGTATGCCATGATTTATCCTAAACAACTTGGTCAACCGTGACCACCACGCTTGGGGCGGCTGGGTAGGTGCCAGCAGCGACAATTTTAATTTGAGTCGTGCCCGTTCTTGTTCTCCAGTATAGTTGAATGTAATCCGTGGGCACAAGGTCTATGAACATGTTGAATGTGAATGGCACAGACCCATCAAAGGTCGTTGCGTGCAAAACGGGGACAGTCACCATCCTGGTGCTGTTGGCCAAATTCGCCCCATTAACCTTGATCCACACCGTTACATCATCCGCGTTGGTGCTGTTGGTATTGGCCAACTGCAAACTCGCCTGGACGTTATAAATGCCATTTCGGCTAACCGTTATCTTTGACGTTGCCACGTCAAAGGCGACGCTACGAACACTCCCCGCCGTGCTTAAAGTGACCAACGCGTCGGTGTTGGCGGCGACAGTTTGCGTCGTGCTGCTGTAAAACGCCCCGAACCCTTTTTGGATGTATCGATAGACGTTCTGAAAAAACACAAACCAAACCCGCGTTGGAATGTCGTCCGACTCAACCAAAGTCGTGCGCGAGGCGGGAATGAGAATGTCGTTAAGCATTGGTCGGGCTTATGATTAGTTCAGCGCCAACAATGGCCAACTTGACGGGATCGGTGCCCGACACCTCATATACGCGGTCACGGATTTTGAGCGTCATCCCAAGGCGACGCCAAAACACCCGGCGGAAATACTCGCCAATCCGGCCCATTGATGACCAATATTCGTTCGACCAGGTATGGCCACCATCATCTGACCAACGCAACATGACCTGGGGGTCAACGCCAATATCGTTGAGAACCGTAACTGCCAAGGTCAAATTGTTTTCTGTCGTCAACAAACTGCCGTTTTCTGCGGCCAAATCAAATTGATCGTAGCCGACCAGACCCACGCCGGTTTCGCAATCAAGCTGGAGCGTGTGCTGTGAACTGCGTTTGAGGTTGTTTTCGCCCGTTGGCAAAGCGCGCCAAGACCGCAACCATTTCTGAACGCGGTCATGGTCTGAATACTTCTCCATGTCAAACGCGTAGATGTTGCCGTTTTGGAAGTCGCCAACGACGTTGGCGTTGTTGAAATACGTCTGGCAATTGCTGCGGTGCCGGGTAAATTGGCCATTGTTCCAGCCGGCGCGCTCATGCCAGGCTTGCGTGGCCACGTCGTAAACCCAAGTGGCGTTGGCCGTTGGGAAAATCAGCACATAGAACGAATGACCGTCTTGCTGGTAGGTGTAGGCAATCGCATCGGAGATGGTGCTGTATTGCTGAATCTGCCACTCGACGGCGTGGGTGCTGATGCGAATGCCTGAATAGCCGTTTGACCGATAAACAATGCCTTTGCCTCGGCGGTCAGACCCCAACCAAAACAGACCGTTGTCCAGCTTGGCCACCGAGAATGTGGCGGCGCATCCGATTTCGTTGAATGCGCCCTGGATGCGCTGAAAAGGGAAATCGGCGTTTCCAGAGTCGTACCAGACTTCAACCGAGTTGGTTCCAAACAACCAGACTTCGGAGTGGTCAACAATCGAGGATACCAAATCATCAGGGTCACCCTCGGCGCTTGCAAAATCCAACGGGTCAACCGACAACGGGTCATTCAGTATGGTCACCCACACCTTTTGACTGTTGGGTTGAATGAACACGAAATAACCGTCCAAATAGGACACGGTTAGCGCGCCGGGGAAATCAACGTCGGTAACCTGGGCCAACACGTTGGTGATCGTGTTGTAGACATACATCGGCCCATTGCAGGCAATGACCAATTGCGTGCCGTTGTCCGACATCGACACCGGCGTCACGGCGTCAGACACCAACCCCAATTGCGTGATGTTGTAGGACGAATCAACCTTATACAGGTAACGGCCAGACACCACATAAAGGTTAGCGCCCAACGTGCGAACGCCGCGAATGGGGCCGGTTCCCACGGTAGCCAACAGACGCAGGCCAGGGGCGCGGTTGAGATATGCCGGCATCTTCCCCGCTTCGGGAATGATTTCGGGGTACATGTTGACCATGCGGTTGGCCGCAGCGTTAAGGCTACGAGCAACATAGGCCGAACCAAGAATCGGCGTGTGCATGATTAATAGTTACCGGCGTAGATGTTGAAACGCTGACGGGTGGCCACAATCGCATAAGGTAGCGACATGATGTCGTCAGGGTTGTTGATGCGCTTCAGGTCGCGCTTGCTGGTCATAGCAATGCGTTGCACTTGGGGACTTGGTTCAACGCCAAATTCCGGCGCAATTTCCATGGCCAAGTTGTATGTGAACGCCCGCAGATAGCCTGGCGGGAACAGAATCTGCGTTGACAGGGTGGCCGGCTGATCCAGTTCCTGAACGCTAATGAAGTGCCACTCCAATTCCCGCGTGGGTTTGGGGTACACCGTCATCTGAATGTTGGGGTACTCCATGTTGATCCACATGACCTGCGGATAAGTGGAAGTAACCGTCTTAACAGCAATACCATCGTACTGCTGTTGGTTGATAAACTTGATGCCAAAACTGACGTTTGTGCTTGGGTCGCGGTAATAGGTTGCGTCATCCAGCAAAACCGGGCGCAGGCCAACAAACTCGCCGGTGGGGCCGAGGTGGCGCTGAATCTCGCCAGCCGGCCAAAGAAATGTCTGGTCAATCGTGTTAAATACCGACAGGCGCTCGGTGTTCCACGAGTCAATCATTTGATTGAGCGCCATCAAAGCGTCTTGAGACACCGCCGCTGACGGCGTTTCACTTTCCGCCAATACGCCCAGCAGACGCAATGCCCGATTGATCTGGTCACCGGCGGAATATGTAGCCATGATTAAACCTCTTCAGCAACTTTACGCCGACGTTTTACCACAAGAGTATTGACCGATTCTTCGGGTTCTTGCAACGGCATGTCTGGATTGTATCGTTCCCAGCCGTTTTTTTCATCCTGCTCGGCTTCAACTTCCATGGTGGCAATCTTGGTGCCGTGAACCTGGTGCTTGAGATAAATGTGCATAGTTAGAAGGGGGGCTTTTGGCCCCCCTCTTTTCAGCTTGCGCCGTGGATGATGGCGAAGTTGATGATCACGGCTTCAGCCAAAGCACCGCCGCTGATGTTGCGAACGGTAACAATGAATGAACCCGTGGTCAGCGTATCAACCCAAGCGTTATAGGTGGCTGCTGTTGCAGTTCCGCCGCTAATGTTCAGGATGATTGTGTCGTTGGCGCTTACCAGGTTGTTATTCACCGTAAAAGAAATTGCGGTGTTGCTAGCCAATGAGGCAGCGTTCATGGTAATGCGGCCAGACGACTTATTCAAGGTCACGCCAGTAGACTTGCTGGTCGCTTGTGTAACCGTGCCTTGCGCCGCTGCTGAGTAGCCAATTTCTTGACTAGCGTAGCAGGTAGTAAATTCGGGGTCGCTATACGCGACGCCGACTGCTTGAGTATTTGACGGCATATTGGTTCCTTTAAGAACGGGGGCCGAAGCCCCCATTCAATTTAGGCTACTTTGTAAACAACGTAAGCCGCGTCGCCGGTTTTACGGAAACGGTACAGGGCGCTAGAAGTAACAGCCACAGTCGTCAGCGCGTTGCCGCCGTCGGTGATGCCGGTACCCAGAGCCAAAGCTGCCGTGCCGGATGCGGTGCCAATGTTGATCAGGTTCAGATCAAACGTGCTACCCACTTTTGCGCTGGTGACAATCGCATCAATAGATGCGGCGGTCGGCAAAGTGTAGGTAGCGGCAGCGCCGGAACCGGGGTTAGCAACAATCCACTCACCCGTTACTTGAGCAGCCGTCAGGGTGGCCGTCGTGGTAGCGGTTTGAGGGGCGGGAGCGTAGCCCAGGAGTAGTTCGTTCAGGTTGCCGTCACCAAGTTGGTAACCGCCTGCGCCATTAGGGAGAGCCATGATAATTTCCTTTCAATGAATTAACTGATTAGCCCCAGATACGAGCAGCCATTTGCGGGCGGATCGTGCTGTAGCCGTACAGAACGTCAATACGGCAAGGCATACGGTCGTTGTTAATATCGTACTGGCGCACAACACGCAGGCTGATGCCGTTGTGAACAGCGCGAGCCGCCATATCCACACCCTGGGGCAGCAGCAGGTCAGCCGTTGCGAAGGTGATGGCGTCCTTGTGGTACACCAAGTTCTGAGCGTATTGGCTGGAAGCGGCACCCAGGAAGGTGACGGTTTTGCCAGACACAGGCAGGGCGTTCACGGTGGCGAGGGCGTTGTTGGCCGAGTAAATCGGAGCAACAGTCACAGTCCAAGTACCAGACACGGCGGTGGCGTTGGCCAGAGCAACGAACTGGAACAGCGAGCCGGTGGACTCACGGGTCTGCGGGTTCACAGCGTAGCAATCTTGCACGGTGAACACGTCGCCAGCGTTGATGGTGGTGGTCACAGAGCCTTGCGACAGCGTGATCGTCGAAGCGCCTTCAGACGTAACGGTAGCACCCACAGTCGTGGAAGCAGAAGCGTCACGCGAGCCGGTGGTGTGTTGCTTGATCGACTGAGACATGTTGATCTCGTCGAAGCCCAACACGCCGGTGCCCATCATGCCGTTCTTGAACTGCTTGCTGATGGTGTCCGTGGGATTGAACAGACCCTTCATGCCTTCAACCAAACCAGCGTTAGCGGCGGGGTTGACGGTGGCATAACGGGGCGACATCACAGCGGCGTTCTCGTTCAGCTTCTGTTGGGCTTGCAACAGGACGAGCGAGGTGCTGGGCGTGGTGCCGGGCGTACCAACGGAGTTACCGATAGTCTTGTATGCGTTAGCAACGTCAGCATCAATGCTGGAGGCCAACTGGCTGATACGAGGCTTCAGAACACGCTCTGCGAAGTCGTCCAACTGCATGGTCAATTCGGCAGAGGTGAAGTTCACGCCGATATGCTTTTGCGAGGCAACAGACAGGGTGGTGTACTGTTCGTTGTCGTCCTGAACTTGCAGGGCGGCACCGTCGGTCACCAGGGCGCGATCCGGCAGGCGGATACGCAGGGTCGAACCAATCTTGGCACCTTCAACAGCAAAGCTGTCGTCGTACTGACGGTTCACGTTACGGGTGAGCACCAGGTTGTTCTCTAGAATTTCCAGAGCCTTCCGGGTGATCATGTCGATGGTTAAGATGCTATTAGACACAACAAAGTCCTTTCAAAAAAATTAGCGGTTCATCTGCGCTTGCAGTTTCTTAATCTGTCTTGCTCGCTCGGCCTCAATCCATTGTGAATCCGTCATGGTCTTGGTAGACCGAGGATCAGTCGTGTCATAAGAGCCGACCCCGGAGGATCGAGCAGCGACAGGCTTAATCGGTGCCGGCGCTGACGTTGTTTTCCTTGTGGGCGGATCGGAAGCCAGTTTGGCCTCAATCTTCCCGATTTCCTTGGCCTGCAAAAGCGGCGATAAACGGGCGATTCGGTCTGCGTCTTTGGGATTGGAACCGAGGTAGTAGGCTACATCAGGGCCAATGTCCGAAGCGCGGATCGTTTCAGCCATCACGTCCGTGATTGGAAGTTTCGGGTTGTAGGCGACTTGTTCAAAATCGTCGTACTTTCCCCTCGCCTCTTCTTCACGCTCGTGGTAGCTTTCAAGAACTTGCGACTGTTGCTTTGCGGCCTCACGCTTGGCAAGCAACTCTTCAGCCTTCTGATATGCCAACGCTTCCGCATAGGCTTCAGGGCTTTCAAACTGCTCGGCAGATGTTGCCGCAGGCGCTTTAACGATCTGCGCTTCCGCAGCCCGCTGTGCCTGTTCTCTTTCCCACTTACGTTGCTCTCTTGCAAGTCGTTTGCCGATCATCGCGTCGATTTCAGCCTGGGAGTATTTCTTCTCCTCGACCTGCTCGGTTTGATTTTCGACTACTGCTTCCGGCGCATTTTCAGGCACTTCAGGAACAGCCGTTGCTTCTGGTGCCGGCGCGGAGTCAACTTCCGCTAAGGTTTCTTCTGACATTTATTGAATCCTGAGATTCCCCGGTGAACCGCGCCGGTACGGTTTTTATCTTAATACTCTTTTGTACCTGTTTCAAGTGGCTTTATTAAACCAAACGATACAGGACAAACGTGTTGGCGGCGGTTCTGCGAATACGAAAGTGCGCAGATGTGCCGGTTGCAATGGTCAAACCGCCCAACGAGGTCACGCCGGTGTTGACGGCCATGGTGATCGTGCCGGATGCGGTATTTATAACAAAAAAGTCGTACCCAACGTCAACCGCCAACCATGTGGCCAAGGTTTCCAGAGTCGTGCCCAAAGGCATGGTTACCGTGTAACTGGTGCCGGTGGTGCTAATGATCTGGCCCTGAATGTTCGCATTGGTCAGGGTGGCCGTTGTGCTGATAGCGGCGGGGGCGGGTGCCCAAGGCATGGTTGCACCGGCACGCATTTGCAGGTTGGTGCCCACGCCGACGTTAGTGCCGTCAAACGTCAGCGACGTGCCGCTGGTGACGACCTTTGAGCCGTTCATGTAAACCACGCCGTTGGCCGTGCCACCAGGAATGGAAATCGCGCCGGCAGAACTGATGGCCATGGCGTCCGTGGCCGAACTGTTGGTCGTGAAGTGAATGGCGTTTGCGCCAATCGTGCCCAACACCAAGTCCGTGCTTGCCGTGGCGAAAAAACCATAGCCTGCGGCGTTGATGGAGCCGGTGCCAGAATACCCGCTGGAGTTGATACCAAAGGCGGCGTAGTTTGTAGAAGCCGTGCCCTGGTCGTTGTAAACAATAAACTCCGCAGACGCCGAGCCGCCGGCGCTGGTGTTTTGCATCACGTTCTGGAAATAGCTGTTCACGCTGGTTTGCGCAGACTGCACAATCCCGGTGTCGCTAAAACCCAACGTGCCGTAATTCAGCGCGCCCTTGGTGCTGGAACCCGTGGTCGTGGCGTTGAAGGTGTACGCCGGGGCGACAACTGTTGTGCCGTCGAACGTCAACAACGAACTGGACGTGGGGATTTTGGAACTGTTGTAGTACGAAATGCCGTTGACCGTTGCGGTGGTCTGCGGCGAGGTCGCAACAGCCGCCACCGTGGTCTGGTAGGTAGTGCCACTACGAACAACCGGCAGTACTTCTGTACCGACCAGCGGTAATGTGGCGGTTGGAAGCTGAGTAATTGTTACGCTGGCCATGGTTTTTTACTCGTAAGCAACAGTAAAAGAAGCCGAACTCGCCAAGACGATATACAGCCCGTTATTGAAGTACAGACCAGCCGGAATGTTCAGGTAGGTCGTGCCTGCGGCCACGCTAATCGTGTCGGCAATCTTGGGGTCGCTGGTGCTGCTCGCGCCGGAGTCATAAATCGTCAGCGTGCCGCTAGACGAGGTAGACACAAAAATACCGAACAGTTTGCCAGCGCCGACCTTGATCTGCTTGGTTGCCGAGGTTTGGGTGTAGTTAGCCATGATCCGTCCTTATGCCAAAAATTTGAGTTTATACAAAGTGCGCCGATAAACTTCGACAATGTTGTCGATGAGTTGCTGCAAACAGGTGTCCTCTTTCGGACAAACCTCGTAGCGCATCTTTTGCACTTCAGCGAGTGAGTCTTCCAAAAACTCAATGATGTTTGCCGTCTTCTTGGCAGACTGTAGCGTAATCGGGCCAATCAGTCCATGCGTACCCTGATAGGTTTCGGCAAAGTCGTCGGCCACATCAATGATGCGGTCATAGAAAATGTTCAGGGCGCTGTGCTTACTGAAACTGCGCGTGTTCAGGTGAACCGAATGGGCCACATCACGAGCCAAAAACAGTATGCCTACGAAATCGGCGGCTTTACTCATTGCGGAATTCCTTGTTGGGGTGCGTATTCTGCGGATTCTGGCATCATCTCCACCTGCTCCCGACCAGGCATCTCGCCAATCAGGTCGCCGGACGTAATCATGCCATGGACGGTGCCCAAAACAATGTCTTGAATCTGTTCCGGCGACATGGATGCCTGCACGGCGGCTAGGCGCTTGGTTTCAGCTTCGTAAGCCTTGACCTGCGCCTCAAAGTCCTTGCGCTCCTGTTCCTGAACCTCAATCGACTTGCTGACATTTTGCAACATGCTGTGCATTTGATCCATTTCAGCGCCCATGGCCTGAATCTGCTGTTCAGCGGCCTGCAATTCAGGCGACTTGTCGTCTTCCGCCAAAATCTTGGGGTCAATCGTCTTGGCAAAACGCTTGGACATCTCTTGCGCACCCGGCCAATCCATGTTCTTGACGAACAGGTCACCAGCCACCGCCCACAGTTGCGGGTTGCCCTGCAACAGTTGAGCCATGGCTTCCAGCGCCTCCTGACGTTTGGTCGCATAACCAGGGCCGGTGATGGCCACCACGTCATACTTGCCCACACCAGGGTTGTAAATCTTCTCAATCACAACGCCGCGCTCGTCCACAATGCGGTTGACTGGCTCCGGCTGATCAGGGTTGATCTTGACCATCTTCGTTTCGCCGTCTTCGCCAATAATGCGGGCAATCCTCTGGGTATCGTAGATTTTCGGGATCAAGTCCACCAATTGGCGGGCAATGTGGCGCACGCCACGGGCCAAGTTGTCACCATAATGGTAAGTCCCAACATCACCCTCGCGTTGACGGGCCAAAATCGCACGGCCTGAACGCTCATTGGAACCCATGCCCAGCGACGCGTTATATTGCCCGGTGGTCGCCTTGATGTCCTCCGCCGAACCGGCCTTGGCCTGCAACAGACCACTCGACGCCATGGGAGGCTGTGCGCGGGCCGGCAGCGGCAAAACCGCGCCTTGGCCGTCGGTCACATCGGGGTTGACTTCCAGATACGGCCAGTTATTGGTGTTGGCCGTCTTCCACTTATCTTCGTAACCTTCAAACTGACCGCCATAGCCAATGAACGGCGCTTTCGGGGCCAAGGCCAGCATCTCAGCTTCTTGGCTCACCCAGTAGTTGTACATGCGCTGGGCGTCTTTGGCGTTGCGCACTAAGCCGCTGACGTACAGCCGGCCATCGACCTCAAACTCGTTGCCCACAATGCGGACAATCGGAATCCACTTACCGGCCCACTCGTGCTCTTCCAGAATTTCGTAGCCGTTGATCTTGCAATACTTGACCTTGGGGCGGTCTGATTCGCGGCTACGCTTGGGCTTGCCGTAAATGGCGCGCAACTGCTTGTCTTCCGGCGTGCCGGCAAACGCGGTCATATTGCCAGGGTACAGGTTCAGCGTCGCCCGGTCATAGTCGATGTAATAGTAGTCGGCAATGCGGATCGTGTCCTCGTTCAGCCAGTTACTGATCGACTGATCACCCACACCCAGCGACTGCAAAGTCGTGATCGGCGCGGCGTCTGGGTACATCCGTTCAAACTCGGCCTTCGGAATGTCCTCCGTCACAAAACACCACTTGGCATCAGCACCAGTCGGGTCTTGGATCAGCGGATCCATGTAAACGCTGAAAGAGTTGCGGATGCGGCCAATCTTGATGTCCTGATCGAACGTCGCGTCGTCGCAATACTCGGTCAGCAGGCGGATATACCCTTCGCCATAGGCAACCTGATTCTCGCAAGCGGTGTCATAGGCCACATCGGCGTCGCTGATGTACTCAATGTGCCGGATCATGCCGTTAAAAACATCGGCCACTTCCACGTCAGCGTTGTCATCCACAGGGATAACCTTCGCACCAGGGCGGTTCTGACGCTGATCGTTTGTGACCTGCCGCACATGCTGGGGCAACTTGTTGATCGTCAAACAAGGGCGGGCATTGATCGTCTGCCCTTGCACCGCACCACGGGTAGCCAACACGTCAGCCGGCCATTGCCATTGGTTGTCAGGCGAACCAGCGTAAAAGCGCAGGTCGTCAATCTCATCCTCGCGGCTCTCAGACAAAGCCGACACAGCCAAATCCAGCCGCGCACGGGCAGTCGCCAAAATATCGGAGGCGCTTTTCTTGGGCTTTCCGCCCTCGGCGACAGCGCCAGCGGCGGCAATGCCGGTGTAGTCTTGAGGCATGTTATTTCTTCGGTTGGGGTTTGGCCGGCGCGGCGCGCTTGACCGAATAAGCTATCGCCACAGCCTGCTTGGCCGGCTTTCCAGCGGCAATTTCAGCCTTCACGTTCTTACGAAACGCTTCGGGGGACTTGGATTTGACGAGTGGCATTATTTGACCCCCATAAATTTCCGCAAACCTTGAACATATTCAAGTTGTTGCGGCGTTGCCTGCCCAGCAGATGGATCGCCACTCAAAATTCTAGCGGCAATTGTCTGTCGAATGTCGTTCATGTCCTTCGAATAACCGCCCAAAGTTTCCATCTGCGAAGGGGTTAAATCAAAATTGGGTGCGTCATAGTTTCGACGCATGTGAACCCTAGCAGCTTCATTAAGCATTACAGCCTGTTTTTCTGCCTCAGTCAACTTGCTGTAAGGGTTCATTATGATGCGGTCATCTTCTGCCGCCATGCCAGCAACGTGCGGATTTTCTTTGAAATAGACATCTTCGCCAGGGTACAAGTCTTGGCGCATACCTATCCCATATATTCCCTTGGGAAATCCAGCAGCAATACTAGGCATTCTATGATCCCATCCATGATGCGCTAGCCCCCGCACTATTTGCGTAAACCTTGCGCGTTGTTTGTCGGGCATTGTACTCTCGGTGCGCCACAGGAAAGGCAAAGGTAACACAAATTGCGTCAGCCGCGTCCGGGGACGCCAAACCACGCGCCTTCATGTCCTTTTTACTTTCCAAAAATATCGTGCCCCTTGAGTCCGGCTTGATCATAGGCGAAACCAAATCCGTTTTCAAGAACCTGTCCTTCGGAATGCTAGCCGTCCGAAGCCACTCCTTCATCTTTCCCCACATCTCAGCCCTCTTATTCCCATACATAATCGGGTTGGCCGACTTATTCCCAAAGTTCACGCCCTTGATTTTGTACCGCTGCTCCTTCAGCCGGTCAACAATCCCAGCCCCCAAACCACCCTCGTCAATGGTCACCAGGGCAGGCTTGAACTCCTCAATCGCCTCAATGATGTGCCCCACCACCGTCATGGTGTCGTCCCCACGGTGGCGATCAATCCTAACTATGTCCCGGCCCTGCCTGATAGCAATTACCGTGGCATCAGAACCAAAGCGCGCAGGGTCAACCCCAATAATGATCGGGGCGGTCTGATCCTTGTATTTGGGCCGGTTCATGGCCTCATCAACAATATTCGCCGGAATGAACTGGTCGTCGCCCTCGGAAGGGAACTGACCATACACCTCCACATGCGCTTGGGCAGAATCTTGGCCATATTCGTCAATAATATTCTGGTAAACCTGCTTGTCCGTGCCCTCCACCGTGCGGGCGTCCACCACCTTGGTCGTCCAAAAGTCACGCTTGGAGTGAAAAGTCTCGTAAAAATACCCCGTATTGCGCCGAGGATTGGAGAACGCCAACCAAAGGCGGTTTGGCGTGTTTTCCGTGAAAAAACCAGCCGTCACAGACCAAATCGCGTCATCAATACCCGACGCCTCATCAAAAATCACCATCACACCGTCGTGATTGTGTACCCCCGCATACGAATCCGGGTTCTCAGCCGACCACAGCCGGCCCTCAACCGCCCAATAACGGGTGCCTTTTCTGAGGTCTTTCTCGATCAACTCAGTCAGCCAATTAGCCGGGGCTACCTTGGTCGCCGATACCTCAAACCAATGGCTGTTGATGCTCATGGCCAACCACTTCGTGATTTCGGCCCATGTCACCGCCCTTAACTGAGCCTCCGAGTTGGCCGAAATAATCGTCGTTGACCCTATCCTAGTCGACAACATCCAGATAGTGAGCCAAGAAACCAGCGCAGACTTGCCAATACCACGGCCAGACGACACAGCCTGTCTTAGCGTTTCAAAATCAATCAGCCCCTTTTGGCGCTTGATATGCTCCGTGATCTCCCGAAGCACCTCGCGCTGCCATTTGCGTGGCCCCTTGAAGTGCTGAAGCGGGGTGTTCTCCTGACCCCAGGGAAAAGCAAACAGTACAAACGCCTCGGGGTCGTCAGCAATCTGGGGACTCCAGATTGTGGCCATGAGTTCTTGCTCATCTTCGGGTTTGTAGATGGTGGTTTGCATTAGCGAGTTGGGCGCAATTGATTGCGCGGCTTTTGTTGCTCTTTGGCCAACAGGTCAGGCGCGGCTAAACCTGCGGCTGCGGCAGTTGCAGCAGTTTTTCTTAACGGATCAAAAGCAGCAAATCGAGAACGAATTTGGTCAGGACTAAACACAACACCAACATCAATGAGTTTGCTAGGGCCAGCGCCAGGGTCAAAAGTGTTCTTCAAAATCAACGCATCATGGCCACCACGCAAAGCCTGATCTACCAAATCAGAATATGTTTGATCCCTATATGTGTTGCCACCAAAATCATGCACCATCGGATTTTTATACCGCAACGCAATCGGCATCACATTTCCGCCTTCTTGCGTATTCTCAGCCAATGCCCTTTCGGCTTTGACCGACTTAAATTTGTCAATCTGTTTAAGCGCCGGCGCGGCGGCTTCAGCGCCAACAATTTTGACAATTTCTTTTTTCAACCCCTCTAGTTGAGGTTGGCTATAACTGTTATACCAACCATAAGGCATCAATTGCTTTACCTTTGCATCTAACGCTTCAGCTTCTGCTTGAGGCAACGTCTTGTTATACAAAGAATTCTGAATTGAATTCAGCATTTCATCTCTAGCATCACCATATTTTGCAACCAAACCCTGAACATAATTTGATTGCTTTATCGACGAATCTTCAGCAATCTGCATTTGCTTTTCATACTCATCCCAATTGCCACGCTTTTCAGCAGCCTTGGCTTTTCTCATTGCCTCTTTATATTCTCGCGCCCCACCAATCTGAGCATATCCAGACGCAGTTTCAGCACCATGGCCCTGCATTGACACCGTATTCAACTTGGCAATCTCCTCTTCAGGAATTCCAAGTTTTTTCAACATTTCAATTGATTTTGGATCATTAGTTTTAGTCAGCATCGACGCCGGCGGGTTTTGCGGATCACGCGCAAAAAAGAAACCTTTTTTGGCACTTTCCGCACCAGTAGCCTCACCAAGCAAATCAGTTCTGAATTTTGTTATATCGCCGGTTGTGCCGTGATACCAACCAGGTTCAAACCCCTGCTCCAACATCCTATTCGCCGGATCAGCAGATTGACCAACTTGTGCGGCACGTTGTTGCGCCAGACGCAAAGCCTGCTCTTGCGGAGCCACACCAGGCTTCAAGAAATCCATTCCGCCTTCAGCCTTGATCGACAAACCAACAGGCAAATTTTTTCCAGCTAACGCCGCCTGCCTTGCTAGTCTTGCCGCCTGCAACGCCTCCATCGGCGTCAACGGAACCGCCGACCCAAGGTTCGCTGCCGCCTGCTGGGCCGGCCCCTGCGGTGCCAATGGCAATCGCTGAAGTAAGTCTTGCGTCCCATACGGCACCTGCGTCTGTGGGCCATAGTCCACATCACCAAACGCCTCCATCGGCATCGGTGAGCGCAAAGCATTTAACACATCCGAAGGCGTTCCGGCAGTTGTGGCCAACCGCCCACGCAGGAATTGCACCGGCATGTCCAACGCCGCCTGGGGGTCTTGCACCGTGCGGTTGCGCCGTAGGTGCGGATAGTACCCAAACGCCGCACCCAGCGCGTTTTGGCCTTCAGGGGTTAGGGCGTTGTCGATGGGCATGGGTGGATGTTAAAACAAAAAACAAAAAAATAAAAATTGTTCGTGGGGCTACCGTTCCCGTGGCCCTTCCCCGCCGGCCCCACCCCCCCCCCGGCCACGCGGCCAGGCGCGGGGATGGCGGTTGTCCACAGGGTTTTGGCCTGGGTTATCCACGCAGGCTGTGGATAACTAGCCGATTGTCGGTTTTGGCTTGTATAAGTTGTGGATTGCCGTGGCGAAACTTAACATAATGGAAATCGTATTTGAAAATCGGCGGTTTGGCGGTGTTTTTGTTGCTTTCAAACAACGTGCAGGCGCGTACGCGTAGTTATGCAAAAAGGGGCGAAAAGCGGCCAAGCCATATCAATTTTGCATATCTGCCGCAGGCTTTACCTCAACATCCACAATGTTGCTTTCGTCGTTTAGCACGCGTTGCTTTGCCTCTTTGAGCGCATCCATGACGCTAATGCGGGTATCTGTCACGGCAACGTCGATTCTGTCGCCATAGACTTTTGGCTTGAGTTTGGCAGCGACCCATTTTCTAGCGTCCACCTGCATCCGTTTCTGCTGAACCCAGGCTGAGGCCATTGGGCCTTCTAAATGCGCTGGCATTTCTTCGTCCGCCAACTCCAAGATTTCTTCTGCTAGGCGGTCGGCTCGGTTTTCGATGGCCTTTTCGTACATTGCCCGAAACTCTGGGCTATTTCGTAGCATCAACATGACGGTGTAATACGACGGCATGTTGGGTTCGGTTCGGATGACGCTGCTAAGGCTTTTGCCTTCCGAAATCTGTTCGCACATGACTTGCCAACAGGGGTTGTCGATACCGAAGACAACCGGGCGACCAATCTTTTTTACAGCCACAGGCCGAACATCCAAGTTTTCAGACACTTGTAAACTCCTCCAAAAAACGCGGGGGCTTCGATTCGGTCTTTGACATGGCCAACGAGAAAGCCAGAAAACCGTTGGCATCGACATCCTCGACGGCTGACTTAACAGCCCCCGGCAAAAATGCGGCAACTGCAACATTCCCGCACGCGGTCATGTTATCACCTCGATTTCAACCCTGTACACCTTCGGCCCGGCGGAACGCTGTTTGTACTGCCAATCAATCCGGCTGTCCCCATCATCCACACCAAGCCAATCAGCCACCCCGTCCCTGACCGCCTTGAACCCCGACTGCAGGTTATCCCCATCCAAGCGCCTTGGAGCCACCCTAGTAAGCACAACGGTTGCCGGCAAGGCATCCATACCCCCAAACCTCGCCACGGCCTCCAAAGCCTTCCTAGCCCTTTCCCGCTGACTCTTGGTCAACCGTGCCTTTGCTGCCCAATGCAACCGCATGTTGGCCACGCTAACAATCTTCATGTCCAGTTCAACTTCAATCATCAATTCCCCCTGATCCCCTTTCCCACGTCCGTCCTGACCGTCCGTCCGGACATTTAGCGTCCGGTACGGTTGGGTATATATACCCAATCCGGACGGACGGACGCATAAATCGATGTCGCGACCCCTTAAATCCGGACGAATCCGGACGCTTCCGGACGATCCGGACGCATGAATCCGGACGTCCGTCCGTCCGGAACCGTCCGTTTTCGCCACAATCCGGACGCTTCCGGACGCTTTTCTGCCTATTTTTTAGGCAAATCCGGACGCTTCCGAGCGTTAATCTCCGCAAAAACAACTGATCGTCCCATCTGAGTTGAACATATCTGCCTGCTGATTGATGTACTGCATCATGCTGAAATAGCTGGGCCTGTCGCTTCTGAATGTGGCCCCAATGGCTTTTTCTTGGTCTGCCCACCATTGCGCACGGCTTGGCTTATCTTTCACCAGACCCATGATCTGTTCAGGCCCTTTCAGGAAACACAGGTCGCAGTTCCCCAGCGCGGTGACACCATTTCGGAAAGTCAGGCCGAGGTCAAATGGCTGGGATTGCCAGAATGTTTGTACGTCGTGTTGGACGACGCCGGCATCGGCGAGTGGCACCTTCAGCCCCCTGCCACGCAGTTTGGGCAACCGCCTGGGTTCATCTGCCCGCACCCCGACCATGGTGGTGATGTCTTCAATGCCCAGGCTTTGGATGTGCCGGTCAATGGTTTTGACCTTCAGTTCTTCGGTGCAAAACCTTGCCACGGGGTTTGGCAGGTAGTTCTTTTTCAAAATCAGTTCTGTAAACGGTTCGCCTTTTCTCGCGGCAGAGGCGAAGTCAACGGTCTTATATTTTGGCTGTTCTGCCTGGAATTCCAGCCAATGGATTTTCACGTTCCAGTTTGTCTCGCAGTCGTGAACGAACTTCAGGGTGGCTTCTTCTTCTTTGCCGGTGTTGGCGAAGCAGACAATCGCCTGGTCTGGCAGTCTCATCCCGTGAGCCTCCAACACCCGATAAAGCATATAGGCGCTTGTCCGCCCCCCTGAAAAACTGATGCACGTTGGTTCGTTGATGGCGAATGGATTCATACATGCACCAACAATGCTTTTTTGTGCTTTGAGATGGCTAAAAAGCACCGCAACTTGTCGATGTAGTCAGCCGTCTTTTCGTTGCGCTGATAGCTGTTGTTGCCGGTGTAGCAGCCGTGGCCAGACCGATCGCGCTCGTAGACGGTGACAATGATTTTTATGACGCCGCACATCTGGGCAACCTTTTTCATGTCCAAGATTACGTTTGGCAGTACGTCGTCAGTCAGCACGTTAAGCACGTTGTTGCACATCATCAAATCATATTTCTGACTCAACGCCTTCATGTTTTCTTCGTGCGAACGGTTATATGGGTCATAGACCTCACACACAGCGCCAAGGGAGCGCAAATATTCTTGCGCCTCCGAATACTTACCGCCGCCGAAATCCAGTACGCGCATTGGCATGTCGAAGATTTCGGTCAGGAAACGAGCGCCGGCTGCTTTCTGATTCCTGCACGTTTCCGCACTCGTGATCGGTTGCGGGTAGTCGAAGATTTTTACGCCGTTAATTTCAAAAGCGTTTTTTTGTTGAAACAAATCATCTGTTGGGTTGGTTTTCATTCTGTATCACCTTTGCTCGCGCTTTTGTAACAATCGTTGATTTCAATGACCATGTTTTTGCTGATAAGTGCCTTGACCGCATCCCAGAATCGGTTGCGTGCCACGCCATGTTCTTTCATGGATTCCCGCCATTCTTCTGCGGTAATGGGGTGAATTTGATGATCCTTCAAACGCTTGGTTTCAAGTAGCACTAGGCATTCCATGGCCTTTCGTTGGTTGGGAGACAGATAGGTTTTCTTTTGCACGTTGCTGACCAATCCAGAAACATCCACCGCCGCCAAGTAAGCGCCCTTGACCGCGTTGCCGTGCTTGTCTTGGATGGGCAGGTCAACCTGAGTGATCTGGAAGTTTTTGGGCGCAGGCATTTCCGCGTCCTTCATCTTCTTGGATTCAAAGGCAATGGTTTTGGTGCCGGAATCCAACTGACAACGGTATTCCGCATCCAGCGCGCCTTTCAGGGCCGTTGACCCGCGACTGCGGTCTTTGTCGGCCACGCCGGAGTGGTGGACAACTAGCACGCAACATTTCCATGGTTGGCGCAGGTAGGTGTCCAGGTGCTGAATGAACGCGTTCATGTCTTGGGTGCTGTTCTCGTCACCTCCATGGTTACGCGCTAGGGTGTCAATGATGATGAGGCTTGGCACGGTGCCGGCCTGTTGGGACAACTCTTTGATGGATTCGGCCACAACCGCCGCCTCGGTGGCGTCGTACAGTTGCGCTGCCCGGTGGCTTTTGTACAGGGGCGCGCCGTTCAGGGTTTGACCGTTACCCAGTTCCCACGCCTTGAACCGCCGTGCTAGGCCGTTGTGGCCCTCGCCGGCAATGTAGAACACGGAACCCTGCTTGACCTCGTGGCCATGCCATGATTGGCCGGTGGCCACACAACAGGCAATGTCGATACTGACGAATGACTTACCACCGCCTGGATCGCCAAAGACTTGGGCGAGGGAGTCACTCTCAATGTAGTCGTCAACAATCCAGTTGATCTGGCTCAGTTGCAGGCTATCGATGCGCGAGAACTCGAAGGCCAACTTGTCCCGCAAGGGGCCGGCCACGCGCTCGATCTGTTCTTTCACGGCGTCCAGACCTTGCAGGCAATGCAAGTCGTTGAAGTCCGTTGGTTTGTTGTCCACCATGTCCGAGTCGCCGAATTGTGGGTAAACGATTTCGCCGAAGACCAGAGCCGCCGCCGCACGGCCCTTGGTCACGCCGGGGTTGCCCTCGGTGAACTGATCATTATCCGCCCCAATGATGATCTTGGAGCCGGGGAACATCTCTTTGGCGCTCTTGGCCACCTTGGCTAGGTTGCCACAATCAAACGCCACCAACACCGTGTAACCGGTGGCCTCATGGATAGATGCGCAAGTGGCAAAGCCCTCGCCAATGAAAACAATTTTGCGATTGCCACGCAGTTCAAAGAACCCGCCCTCGATTTTCCCGCCCTTCAGGAATCGCTTGTTGCCGTCAGCATCAATGGTTTGGTAGGACAGGATTTCGCCCGACTGGTCAATGACTGGCACGACTAGCCGCCCCGCCCGATCAATCTTGATGCCATGCGCGCTAACGTGCTTACGCACCAGGTACGGATGGTCGTCACTCGCATCAGCATAGGTGCCAACCTCATCCTCGGCACGCTCTGCGGCGACTGCTTGAGATGCAAGCCGGTCAGCTTCTTTTTTGGCCCTGACTTCGGCCAACCATTTGTCGTGTTCAAACCTTTCGGTGAACGACATGGTTCTGCCGGTGTCTGCCACCCACTTGCTCTCGAATACTGGTTCTTTCCAGCACCCCGCAATGCCCACGGGCACTTTGCCGCTGGTGTGCAAGATGTACCACCCATCAAGCGCGCCCTTCTTGCTGGAGATGTGCGGCACCCGGTGAATTTCGCCGTCGGGAATGATGTCCTTGATCAGCAACCCTGCCGCTTCGCAATGACGCCGGAACCCCTCCTCTGGGTTTACCAGGTCTTTGCTCTCCATCGCGGCAGCGAATCCGTTGGGGAAAATGTTTGAAAGTGATGTCATGCCTTGGCCTCCACCAACTCAGGCCAAATGGATTGCCAGCTACCCTGACAGACCATCTTCCGGGTGACCCGCCCCTCGGTCTGCTGTTCTACGCGAACAGCCTCCCAAGCTGACATCTCCCGCCTGCCGGTGAGGCATTGGTAAAGGTATTGCTCGTTTATGCCGACTTTTTCTGCCAGTTGTCGGCGCTCGTCTGGGGTTATAGGTGTGTTCATGGCCCCGAACTCTAGCACATTGATAGATTGCTCAGGGCATAGGGTAAACACCTACGCAAATAATTGAAAATATTTCTAGCAAAGTGCTTGACGGCTTGTAGCAATATGCTAGATAATTCAGCCATGCCAACGAAATTGTTCTTGGCATCACCGCCGAAAGGCCGAAAGGATAGCAAGATGAACACAACCAAAACTAACCGCGTCACCATCTATTTTGCTGACAAATTGGCTGGCAAAACCGGCATGGGTGGCGGTCTTGACATCAACGGCAATGTCGCAACTCGCGGCGGTGTTGTCAGCATTCACCCGGTTTTTGCCCAGCTTGCAATGGCACGGGCTAAAGCTAAACATCCAGATTGGCAAGTTGAAATGGTGACCAGCACCGCTGACGCCGCATTCTTTGACACCCCCACCAAACAAGCGATTGAAAAAGCAACCCGCGAATTGGAATTGTTTGCAAACTAATCTTTGGGGCTACGGCCCCCCACACCGAAAGCACACCATGAAACGATACATTGACAAAACCTTCCGTAGCGAATCGCAATGGGTCAAGGTTACCCGCGACAATCAAAACCGCACCTACACCTTTGCTCGTGGCTACAAGGGCAATTTCCAAGCCGCTGAGATTG